TAGACCTTACTTAGTTGAGGCCTACCCTTTTTTATTGAGTATCAATGATAATACCTAATTGAGAAAATAAAAATTTGGAAAAGGTACTCCGCGGGCGAAAAATGGCCGCTGGTCGCCCCCGCGCGATGTTTGTCCGCATGTGAAAAATTTTTTCAAGTAGAAAGTACCCTACCAATAGACACTTACGGAAGGAGGTCCAAAATGGCCACTGAAAGACCCAAAGTCAAGTTCGATGACAACGGCGAGATCATTGTCACCACAAAAGTGTTATGCCAAATACTGGACCTCGGTCCGGAAATGATATCACGCCACAATCGTGCAGGTATGCCGAAGGTGGCAACGGGTTGGTGGAACGTTCGTGAAGTTCTTGTTTGGCTTGGCATGTCTAAGGATAAGGATGGAACGAAATCCGCTGCTCAAAGAAAACTTGAAGCCGAGGCGGATTACAAGGAAGCCAAAGCGAAACGCGAAAAGCGAATGAACGAAGTTCTTGAAGGCCAATATATTGCGGTCGAGGACGTAACGCGGGAATGGACTGGACGCGTTAATGAACTGAAATCATCCCTTGGGCTGTTACCTAAAGCGGTTAGCAAAGAATTTCCAGATGCAGAAACAAGGGTGATTGTAGAGAGGACGGTGAATGAGTGTGTCAACGAGTACCTCGAAAGCTACGCGCGCGACGGCGTCTACACGAAAACGAAGAAAAGTTAATTCGAAAGATTCCAGGAATCCGAATAAACAATGTCATTACAATTCATCGCACAATTCTAGTACTTCGTTTACGTGGACAGCGCAAGAACTCGAAGCTTTCAAGCCTCCGGAGCGGTACACCGTTTCCACATGGGCCGATAAGTTCAGAGTACTCCCAAGCACTAGTGCAGAACCCGGGCCATGGCACACGCACCGCACTCCATATTTAAGAGAGCCTATGGATATGCTCAACAACGATTTGATTGAATCGGTTGTATTGTGCTTCGGTGCACAGATTGGTAAGACCGAAGCTGAACTCAACATGATAGGGTTCGCGCTTCATCAATCTAAGGCACCCGTCATGATGGTATATCCAACAGATATGCTAGCAAAGTTTAATAGCGAAAAACGTGTTCAGCCAATGATCACGAACACAGAACCTCTGGCCAACATGTACAACGAAAACGCAAGTTCAAAGTTAGAACTCAACTTCAACACAGGAAACTACATGGTATTGTCCGGTGCTAACTCTCCATCGAGCCTTGCATCAAGGGCTATCAAGTATGTGTTCTTTGATGAAGTCGATAAGTATCCGGTATTTTCCGGCAAGGAAGCCAATCCGATTAAGTTGGCAACGGAACGTACTAAAACGTTCGTTGATGCCAAACACGTGATGGTATCAACTCCAACAGTCGAAACTGGCAATATCTGGACCGCTTTCAAACAGGCTCATGCACAGAAAGAGTACTATGTTCCGTGCCCACACTGTGGTGAGTATCAAAAGCTAGTGTTCAAACAGATTAAATGGCCCGATGAGGCTAAAGGCAATAAGGACCGCATCAGGGACACTGCCTACTATGAATGCGTGCATTGTAAGGAAGCGATTCATGATAAGCATAAAATGGATATGCTCCGTAAAGGAGAATGGCGAACCGAAAACGTACCAGATTGTCGAGTGCGCTCGGTTGGCTACCACTTATCATCCTTGTATTCTCCGTGGATAGCCTTTGGGAAAGTTGCGTACGAGTTCTTTACATCAAAGGACTTCCCGGACCAACTTATGAACTTTATCAATTCATGGCTAGCGGAACCCTGGCGAAGTGCTAAGACGAAAAGCACACAAACGCTACACTTCACGGAATCAACCTATGAGCGTGGCGTAGTACCAGATAAAGCAACGCTACTTATTGCTAGCGTTGACGTACAACTTGACCATTTCTGGTGGGAGGTTAGGGCCTATGCGCCAGGCGTGAAGTCCTATCTTATCGATTATGGCCAAGCCAGTACATGGGATGACCTAGAGGAGATTATAGTCAACCGGGAATATCCAACAGAATACGGCGAACCTAGACAGGTGATGAAGGCGGGCATTGACTCAGGCTTCAGAACGGACGAGGTGTACCAATTCTGTGCAAGGTTCCCTGAAATATGTATTCCGCTCAAGGGTTCATCCAACCATAAGACCCTAACGGCGCCGTACTCAATGTCGAGTGTTGAGAAGGGCGTTATCGGAGGCCTTAAATTGTACGTCCTTAATACGGACTACTGGAAGGACTTTATATTTGCTCGGATGGTACGGCCAACTGATGAGGTAGGTACAATCCATCTGTTCAAAGATTGTCCTCAAGAATATACTGACCATCTCCGGTCGGAAGAAAAACAAGAGATTCGTAACGTGAAAACGGGTGAAGTTACGGTGCAGTGGAAACCACTCACCGGGCACCCTACGAATCACTTGCTAGATACATGTACATACAATGCTGCGGTAGCAGACATTGCAGGGGTGAAGTATTTAACCGAACCCGAAGAATACGAAGAATCCAATTCCGTAACCGAGGATATCGACTACGGTATAGGGCTGGGAAATACGAACCATTGGTTTAGATAAGGAGGTGAACCATGAGCGATGTAAACGAACAATTGGACCGTATCCGTGAAGTCATCGAGGATATCGAAACAAAAGGATACTCCGAGTTACAGATTGGCGGTAAGCGGTTCAAAGCGATTGACCTTCCTGTGTTATATGCACGTGAACAAACGTTAATGCAACGTGTTCATGAGGAAGCAAACGGCTTCCAGAGTGATGCATACGTAACATGGGGTGGACGATGAATATCTTAGATAAAGTAATCGGTTGGGTTAGCCCAGAGAGGGCGCTTAATCGTATCGCAGCGCGAGAGGCTATCCGCCAATATGATGCGGCGTCAATGGACCGATTGAGCAGTGACTGGCAACCTGCTTATGGCACCGCCGAACAGTTGGCCACCGGAGCGCGTGATCTTATTCGAGGTCGAGCTCGTGCAGCTGAAATGAACAGCGACTTAGCTGAGTCTGTAGTAACCGCTCTAATTCGTAACGTGATTGGCGTTGGGATTAAGCCACAGGCGAAGGTAAGGAGCGGTAAAGGTAAGTTAAACACAAACCTTAACAACAAAATCGAAAAAGCTTGGGCAAAATGGACGGAAGCTGAAAATGCGGATGTCCGAGGTATGTCTAACTTTTACGAATTACAATCTATCGCACTACGACGGATGCTGTATGATGGCGAAATTCTAGTCAACAAAACTGCACAAGGCGAATACCTTCCATTATCGATTCAATTGATTGAGGCGGAGAATATCGGGGCGGTTAGCTTACAACATGGTAAGAATAATATCATCAACGGCGTGGAGGTTAACGAATATGGGAGACCAGTTGCGTATCACGTATATCAAAGCGATCCAATGGGGTTACGCAGTTTCGACGCATTACGGCTAACTACTAACCAGGCGTTCTTATTATTCAAGCCGACTCGTACTTCTCAACTTCGAGGGATGAGTCACCTGGCATTAGTCCTTCGTCGTATCCACGACATTGATGAATACATGGACGCAGACCTAATTGCTGCACGTGTATCGGCATGTTATAGCGCGTTCATTACGTCTCAAAATTCAGCACGTCAAACGGCGATGCTACCTAGGGATAGTAAAGGCCGTCCTAATATGACACTAGCACCAGGCATGGTTAGGCATTTAAGCCCTGGTGAATCTATTGAGTTCGCAGACCCTAAACGTAATGCAGGGACTGCGAGTGAATACTCGGCAACTCAGACACGGAGAATTTCCTCCGGTCTAGGAATGAGCGCGGATATCGTGGCTCGTAATATATCTGGTAACTTCTCAGCCGCAAGGCAAAATCTCTTAGAGGACCAAAAGACCTTCCGACAATGGCAAGAATTTGTTATCGCACATTTTTGTATGCCGATTTGGAAAGCCTTTATTGACGCATTGTACCTAGCTGGCGAACTACCATCGGACTACTTGGCGAATAAGGACAAGTACCAAGAAGTATCTTGGCTCGCACCAGGTTGGTCGTGGATAGACCCAGTTAAGGAAGTGTCCGCTAATAAGGAAGCCATCAAATCTGGCCTTACAACCTTAGAGGATGTGTGCGCAGCATCTGGGCGTGATTGGGAAGAAGTTCTTGAGCAACGGAAACTCGAACAGGATAGAGCTAAGGAGCTCGGGGTGTTACTAGATTATTCCAGTGAGTTGCAACCATTGATGGACCCAGATAGTGACGATAACGTCCAACAATCACAGGAAGGAGCTGATGGCTAACAATGGACGAAAACGAAAAACGTAGCGTTCAAGGTAATTATTGCCGTGAATCTACGATTGACCAAGTCGACTCCGACAATCGGACGGTAGAACTTTCCTTCTCCTCCGAAACGCCATATGGCCGTTGGTTCGGCGATGAAATCCTTTGCCATGATGAAGAATGTATCAATCTTGATAGATTTAATGATGGCTTAGGAACAGTGCTGTTCAACCATGATCGTGATGCGGTCGTGGGGCACATTGAAAAGGTGTGGATTGAAGATAATCGAGGTAAAGCGCTAGTACGCTTTGACGAAGATGAACAATCCGATTCCATATTCAAGAAAGTCCAATCCGGAACGCTTCAAGGTGTTAGCGTTGGTTACTCTATTAAACGCTATGAAGTGTTAGAAGATGATAGTACTACATCCACGAATGGCCGTTTTACAGGCCCTGCATACGTCATCACCGATTGGGAACCTTTAGAAATCAGCATTGTATCCGTACCTGCAGACCCTACGGTCGGCGTAGGTCGCAGTGCAGATGATATTCAAATTCATACAAGTATTGACACACAGGAGAAAAACAAAGGTATGGATGAAAAAGAAAAATTAACTGAAACTCCAGAAGTGAAATCCGCTCCAGCTGAAGGCGGTATCACAAAAGAAGAATTGGCAAAAGCTATGGAAGAAGAACGTAAACGTACTTCCGAAATCACCGCTATGTTCCGTGACTTCGGCGTTGAAGGCGCAGACGAAGCAATCGTATTGGGCAAATCCGTTGACGAAGCACGTGCAATGGTTATGGATCAATTACGTGCACGTAACGCAGGCGTGTCCGTTAAAATGGGCGAATCCGAATCCGATAAATTCCGTGCAGCTGCACAAGATGCAGTATTAATGGCGGCAGGTATTCGAGTAGCTGAACCGGCACCAGGTGCTAACGAATTACGCGCGCATTCCTTAGTTGAATTAGCACGTGAAGCATTACAACGTGAAGGCCTTCGCGCTAACTTTGGCGATAACTTGGAATTGGCGCGTGAAGCTATTAACTCCACATCCACATTCCCTGCTATCATGTCCAACTTGGCAAATAAATCCGTAATGAACGGCTTTAACGAAGCAGAAACTACTTACCAATTATGGGCGGGTAAAGGCTCTAACCGCGACTTCAAGGAAGCTACACGCGTAGCATTATCTGAAGCAGGCGATTTGGAATTAGTTCCAGAAGGTAGCCAATTCAAAGCTATGACATTCAAGGAAGCTTCCGCACGAACTAAAGTCGCTACTTACGGCAAATTATTTAGCTTAACTCGTCAAGCTATCATCAATGATGACCTTGGTATGTTCTCCGCTATCGCAACCCGTTTCGGATCCGCGGCTAAACGCTTGGTGAACAAAATGGTGTACGCACAATTGACAGGTGACGTAGTGATGGACGATGGCGTTGCATTGTTTAACAGCAAACATGGTAACGTTGCATCCACAGGCGAAGCATTATCTGTTAAAGCTATTGCTAAAGCAGTAACTGCTATGCGTCGTCAAAAGGGTATTCAAGGTACCGCTACACTTAACATCACACCTAAATACTTAATCGTTCCACCTGAACTTGAAATGGTAGCATATCAACTCATGAACTCCACCGCAGACGTGGCAGGAATTAACTCTGGTGTGGTTAACCCATACAAAGGTCGATTCACTGTTATCGCTGACGCAGAAATCACTGACCCAGATGCATGGTACTTAGTAGCGGATGCAACTCAACACGATACGATTGAAACTACATTCTTGAACGGTGTAGAAGCCCCACGCTTAGAAACTCGTCAAGGCTTTGATGTAGATGGTATCGAATATAAAGTTGCATTGGACGTAGGCGTACGTGCACTTGATTTCCGTGGCCTTTACAAAAATGCTGGTAAATAATTAGGGGGTAATGATATATGATGACACAATTCGTACAAGAAACTGACCGCATTGACATTACTGCAACTGCAGAAGTCAAAGCCGGTAACATTGTTGAAGCTGGTGCACTTCATGGCGTGGCTATCACTGATATGAAACAAGGTGAAGTCGGTGCCATTAAAGTAACTGGCGTATTCAAAGTAATTGCTAACAAAGCCGATACTTTTGAAGTCGGTGACGTAGTTAACTTCTTGACAGATAAAGCTGTTAAAACTGGCGGTAAACCATTGGGTATCGCGGTAGCTCCAAAAACTGCTACACAAGATACTGTTACCGTTATGCTAGTGCAAGCTGTCAAAGTTGGCGCATAGTAATAGCCATATTATGAGAATGACGGGGGCCCTACGCCCCCGTTAAACCTATGAGGTACAAATATGTATACATACGATGAAAACGTCCTCCTGGGGGCATTTGGTGAGAAAATCACATATGAGGGTAAGACCATCAAGGCGAGCGTGGAAATCGGTGAGTACGATGGCAAGGGTTCGGGATTCGTAACCGGCTTAGCTGATAAGGCTAAGATATGGATACGAACCAGAGACATACCACTCCCTAAGACGAAGGATGAAATCTACATCCACGGCAAAAAGTGGTATGTGGATCATATCTCCGATAGCGATGATAAGATGCATTGTCTTGAAATCGTGGCCAACGTAAGGACGGTGAGACCATGAGTAATGAGCCTATCACTATTAATGATGGAGCTACACCGTATCTTGAATTTATTGCTAAAACGAAACCCGATTGGATGCGTAAGGCAATGAAGTCGATGGGGTTCATGATGTCCAAGGCTATCAAGGAGGGCATTAAATCCGGAGCGCCAGGCGGTAAGAAGTATGCTAGCTTCATGCCACCGGCTATGAGGGCACAACTCGAAGCAGCATTCGGCGCTAAAGTTAGAAGAGCCTACAGACAAGGAGGTAAGGCTGACCGCGAAGGTTGGACGCATAAGTCTCGTGATGAACTTATTGCGAGTGGTGTAAAAGCCGGCACAGTCGGATATACGCCACTTGGCAAAATGTACCGAGCCGTAGGGTACCAGTACGACGCTAAGTCTGAATCGGTCAAGGTTGGATGGTTATCTAATTCTGCTAAGAAATTAGGGGAGCAGATTGAAAAGGGCTACACGAAGGAAATTACGGAAAACATGCGTAAGAAATTATTCGCACATGGGTTCCAGTTGGCTAAGGGGAAATCGACCTTCACCATAAAACCTCGTGAAACCTTCGGCCCGATGCGTAACGCCCTTCAACCTAAACTCGTACCGTTCCTTGAAAAGAAAATCGGTGAGTACGCACTCGGTAATACCTCATGGGGCTCCAGTAATCGAGTATACAAAGTGAGGTAGCTATGCAAACAATTCCACTCGCAGTGATTGCGAACCGATGGGTTGAGGCTATTAAGGATAATGATCGTATCAATGAGTTCTGTCAAAAAAAGTACGGTAAGGACCTATCCATATTCGTAGGATATGACGATGCAGGGGCTCCCCTCGAGGAGGATTGCCCGTGCGTTATAGTCCTTATGGATAGTAAGTCCGAAGGGCTTGCGGATTCATATTCTTATACGCTCCAACTCGTATGGGGCGTACATCGGAAGGAAGCGGAGCGTAATGGCCGTGTCATTACTTATACAGGGGCCTTTGAAACCGATGAACTTGGCCAGCTACTCATTGAATGTATTATGGCCGTCAACCCTAATTATCCAGTCATTAACATTGACTATGAAACGGATAATGTATCGTGGCGCCCGGTATATCCCGGCAAGGCCACATTCACAATAGAAATACCGCACGTAATCGGCGGTCACGTTGAATATTAATAGGAGGATAACATGGCAGTAGCTAAACGTGCGCAAGGCGCACAATCCAAATTAACAATGGCTTTTGAGACTGACTTTGGCGTTACACCGTCTACCGGTGGCGTGGTTATGCCAATCATTAGTTCCTCTTTAAAAGCAAGTCAAAATCTAAATGATTCTAATGTAATTCGAGGTACGCGAAATCCAGCTGCGCCTAGCCGTGGTAACATCGACGCATCTGGTAGTATTACACCACCGGTCGATGTAATCGGCTTCGGCTACTGGTTGAAATTGGCCTTTGGCGCGCCTACTTCTACAGCTGGTGCAGGTTCCGCGCATAAGCATGTGTTTAAAATCGGTCCGGATATGCCGTCCGCTACATTTGAGCAAGGCTATAAGGATATCAGCACATATCAACAATTTAGTGGCGTTCGCATGAATAAGATGGCGCTTAACTTTGGTGGTGACTCCGAGTTAACAGCCACTATCGACGTAATGGGATGTAAGGAAACAATGGCGGCAGTACCATTTGATACAGCACCTACTCAAATTGCATTTACACCGTTTGAAAATCTTGAAGCCACAATCAAAGAAGGTGGCGTGACAGTCGCTAATGTATTGTCTCTAAGCCTTAACATTGATTTCGGCTTGGACGGTGATTCCTACGCTATCGGTAATAAAGGGTTCCGTACCTATATCGATACAGGTATCGTCGGTGTATCCGGCACATTGAAAGCGTTTTTCCAAAACATGGACCTTTTGAACAAAGCCGTAAATGGTACAGAATCTAGCCTTGAATTGACACTTACCAAAGGCGCTAACTCTTTGGTTATTAAATTACCTGAATTGATTTACGAACGCAACTCCCCAGGTATCGATGGTCCTAAAGGCGTTAACATCGAATTGCCTTTCAAAGCATACTACGGCGATGGTGCTGAGGCATCTGCCGTTCTATTCGAATTAACCAATACGCAAGCAGCATATTAATAGGAGGTAATGATGAAGATTCAAGGTAAGGAACTAAAAGCAAGAGCCCTCACATGGTCTGAACGTGAAATGTTGATTAAAGCAGGATTGGACTTCGTATATTGTCCAGTCGAAGATGATGATCAACTAGCAGGTATTATTCGTAGCCGTGATATTATGCGTTTCATCTTGATGGATGTATATGGCCTTAGTGATGAGGACCTTAATACTGTATCTGATAAGGAAGCTATGGACTTTGCAGGGAAAGTTATCACAGCTACATTCCAGGTACAAGACGCGACAGAAAAAAACTAAAAGAGGTGTGGGGGTGGATGTCCTCTGACCGTCCGAAGTATTGCCAAGGGTGTAGGGAACTACAATCCACCACCCGGCAGTCCTTCGACTGTTCGGAGTGCGAATACAATCCTCCGCACCTATTATTTGGTACGAAATTGGCTATGAAACTGTATACCCTATCACGCAGTCAACGCATATATCACACAGGAGGGTTAGCAGGATTTGATTATCCGGCTATCCGCATAGTTGCGGAAATGAATAATATCAACCTGAGTCCGATGTTATTCAACCTCATGTGGATATTAGAGGGGTTAGAAATGGAGGCGATGAATAAGGATGTCGAATAATGTAGTAGATATCGTAGTGCAACTGACCGATAAGAATACGCGAGCCGGTTTAGAAAAAATCGCAGCCGCCTCTAAGGGTACAGTTGCTGAGCTCGCAAAATTAAAAACAGAAATGTTGACCATTGGAGCTGGTGCAGGTATTACCGGTCTAGGGTCAAAGCTTGCCAAAGAGGCACTCGACTGGAATTTATCTGTTAAGAAAATGCAGTCTTTAACAGGTGCCACTGCTGAGCAAGCTAGTACCTTTATCTCCGTGGCCAACTATATGGGCGTAGCTACCGACGTAAGCACTACGGCGTTTGCCAAGTTTGCGAAGGCAGTATCAAACGCACAAGATAAAATGCAAACAGCCTCGGCTGAGGGGAAGCTTGCGACCGATATGTTCAGTCGGTTAGGGATTAGTATTGATCAGATTCAAGGAAAGAACACGCTTGAAGTATTCCAGATTATCCAAGAACGCTTAAGAGGCATGAAGGACGGCGCGGAAAAGACTCGCGTCGAAATGGAATTGTTCGGTAAGACTGGGTACCAACTCCATGGCATGCTGAATATGTCTGCAGAGGCTATGAAGCAAGTCGAGGACCGGGCACGTGCTATGGGCCTTATTATTGACGATGAAGCGGCTAAGAAATCGGCGCAGTTTAATCGCCAATTAAAGGACATGGAGCAAACCGGTAAGCGTTTGGCCATTATGATTGGTCAAGAGTTATTGCCAGTGATTATGGACTACACGCAATGGGCTATCGACTTAACAAAGTCCTATAGTAGTATGGCCACCGAACAAAAGGAAGCTATCTCAGGGGTAGTGAAATTTAGTTTTGAAGCTGGTATCGCGGTTACTGTAATTCAGTCCGTAACGACTGCGTTGAAGTTCATGAGACTTGCTACATTAGCGGCTGCGGGTCCTTGGGTAGCTTTGGCCAGTGCTATTGCGTTGGCGGGTAAAGCATTACTTGACTATCGATACAAGGAGCGTACTAAAGGTACTGACCTCGGAGTTGAAGTCAATGGTATGAAGGCCCATCGGAATCTGAACCCCGATAAGGGCACAAGCGAAGCCTACATGGCTAATCATGACGGCAGATATTATGTTGAGGATAGTTCCTTCTTCGGACTTATTAAAAATGACCGCCTAGCCACTAAGGAGGAAGGCGCTCAAATTGACGCAGCTATGAAAGCTAAGGAAGAGGCTGATGCGGCGAAGAAGAAAGCTGAAGAGGAACAGGCCAAGTTAGACCAGGAAATCGAGAACGCTAAGAACGGATTATCAAATAATGAAGCCATTAATAAGGCTAATGAGGAAGCCGGTAAAGCGGCGAAAGCCCAAGAAGCTGCAGCTAAGAAAGCAGAACAAGCGGCTGAAAAATTAGCTAGCTCCGTGGAACGTCTTAACGACATGATTCGAAGCCTAACGCTTCAATCGTTGGAGATTGACGGTAGTCAATACGAAATCGATAAGCTCAACGCCAAGAATCAATATGAATCAAATAATAAGAATATTCGTGATATTATCCGATCCGCAGCGGGGCTTAATAGTGTAGGTGGTGGTAGCGGCGAAGCCTCCGGCGTATTAGCTGCAGCTAATGCTCAACTTGGCAAGGCCTACTCGCTAGGCGCTGATGGTACCTGGGCTACGGATTGTGGCAAGTTGTTCGCTGATTCCGTTAAGGAAACCTTCGGAAAGGACGTCCCTCGTTATGTTCCTTCCATTATGGATGCGGCAGCCGCTGCGGGTGCATGGCATCCGGCTGGTGATGGATATACACCTCAAGCAGGTGATGGCGTTGTAGTCCTTGGTGATAATCACATCGTAATATCTGACGGTAACGGCGGATACACTGGTGCTAATTCTAGCACGGGGGTGGTTGCTAAGCAGTCTGTTGAAGGTGATTTCGGGGCGGTTACTGGGTATGTCGATACTGCTAAATTGGTAGGCGCATCTGCAAGCGCATCGGCTTCTAACGATGCCCTTAAGAACGCTAACGCGCAAGCATTGGCCAACTCTAACCTAGTGGCCGAGGCAAGGGCCAAGAACGAAGAAGTATATCAGAAGAAACTCGCTGAGGCGGAGCGTAATCAAACTATCCGCGTTCGCAAGATGAATGAGGATATTACGAAAATTGACCTTGAACGTACAGGGGACAGACTCCAACTTATCAAGGCTGAATCCGATGCACAGAAGTCTCAGATTGAGGATAACGTTCGTGAGTATACCAAGGCCGTAGGGGACAAGAAACTTGCTGAGAAGAAAGCAGAGTCGGAACGATTGAAACTCGTAGCCGATACTGAGCAGAAAATCAGAGAGCTTGCCTATACGCAAACAACGGAAGCATTAGATCATCAGTCCAACCTGGTGAAACTTGGCCACCTTACACAGGACCAGTCCGATGCCATCTTGGCGGAACAACTGCAAGCCTACATTGACTATTCCAAGGACGAGCTAGCTAATGCACAGATGACGGCTACGCAACGTCTACAGATTGAGAAGAACCTAGTTGAGGCCCAACAAAAGCTATGGGAGATGGCAGGGCGTAACTTGAAATCTCGATTGAAGGAAGCAGCACGTCAATATCAAGAGGAAACCGTGAATTATGCTGACCTTGCGAAGTCGACCTTTGACAGTACCATGAGTAATATCAATTCGACGTGGACAAGTAACCTCGAGGCTATGGCCACGGGTACAAAGTCCTTTAGTAAAGGGCTAATCAGCATATTCAAGGATATGACGAATAGCATTATTAAGATGATGGTTAACCTATCCTTCCAACAGTACCTACAACCTAAGTTACAAGGCTTATTCGGTGGAGTGGTCGGAGGCATAGGCGCTATTGGCGGAGGCGGTCGTACCTTCTCCACAGGTAGGTCCTTTAGTTCAGCGTTCAGTAGTCGAGGGTTCTCTAAATTCGCATCCGGCGGGGTGGCGCCTACGGGTATGACATTGGTCGGTGAAAACGGACCTGAGCTCCTTCAGTTCAACGCTTCACATCGTATCTATAATGCTAGCCAAACTCGTAAGATGCTAGGCGGTAATCAGGGGAATAACGTTACTGTTAACATCATCAACCAATCTGGCCAAGCCCTTGAATCTGAGCAACAAAGCTCGAGATTTGATGGAGAAAACTACATCATTGATGTAATGGTTAAGGCCGTAACAAATAATAAAGGAGGTGCGCGGGATGCAATTAAAGCAGCCGCAGGTTAATCATGGCAACATTTCCAAACATTAGATATCCAATATATCCAATCCAAGAAACTACACCGGATATGACCTATAAGGGCCAAGTGGAGAATATGACGATTATTAGTCGACGTAAGACTACTAAGGCCTTACGGTCATACAACGTGAACTATAAGGTGCCCACCTCCGAGTACTTACGGCTAAGGTCGTTCTTTGACGAGGTTAACTGCTCGACAGTATTCGATTGGACAAATCCTGAAACGAAGGAAACTATCAAGGTACGATTCAGTGATCAGCTAGACTTCGCAGCGAATGACTACGGCATATGGGTTGGTACTGTGAAATTACAGGAGGCATAATATGTTAACACTTTCAACAGCTTCTATCTTGGAGAAAAACAAAATAGACGCCACAGGTGTATGGCTCATGCTCCTTGATATTGAATACAAAGGCGATATCGTACGGCTCGTATACAACACTGAAGATATTACCTTTCAAGGGAACAAGTACATTGCGTTTCCGTTTAAATTAGCAGATGTCAACCATAACTCGACTGACCTTCCAAATGTTAAATTGTCCGTGTCCAATGTGACACGGACTATCCAGCGCCTGGCGGAGGATAATCAAGGGTTCACAGGTGCGAATGTCATTGTCCGTGTAATAAATACAAATGTACCGAATGTGTGCGAAGTAGAAGAACATTTTGTTATTACTGGCTCCGTTGCTAATGCTGAATGGATGGAGTTCACACTCGGTACGGATTTTAGTTTCACCCGTCGGTTCCCCTTAGTCCGCATCATGAAGGACTTTTGTCCTTTCAAGTTCAAAGGTGTTCAGTGTGGATACAAGGGCACCGAGACCGAGTGTAATAAGACTTTGTCACGATGTCGAGCACTAGGTAATAGCGTTCGATTCGGAGGCGAACCAACGATTCCACAGGGAGGTCTGTATGCATCTAACAAGTGATATGACTGATATGCTCGGTACTCCATTCGAGGAGCTCAAATGTTGGGATGTAGTGGCCGAGGTGTATCGCCGTAACGGTGTTACACTTCCAAGCTACACAGATATTCCTATGGACGAGTGGCAAGAGGTCAAGGAACCTACGGAGGGCAGTGTCCTGGTCTTTTCGCTAAAAGGTAAGGAACTTGACCACGTAGGCGTGTATTTAGGTGATGGTCGATTCATTCACGCCACTAAGCCAAGCGGTGTATGTATCGAACACATCTCTAAATACGTTCCTAGGCTTAAACATATATACGATAGAAAGGAGTAGCCGATGATTAATGTAGTGCTAGTAAGGAATCCGTTTAAACCGGATCAGCATGAAACACAATACCGCCCCTATAAGGCGAATATGCCATTAAGCTTTTACGCTAAACAAGATGGCGACTGGGTATACTCCATTAATGGCCAAGAGGCTACGCTCGATACCATTGTTAATGATGGTGACTATATCGTGGCCATGCCTCAAATCGATGGCAAGTTCTTTGGAATCATTTTAACTATAGGCCTTAGTATCGCAACAGGCGGTATCGCTAGCGGTGCGATATTTGGTATCCAAAGTCTAATATGGCGCACAGTACTCTCCATGGCTATTGGTATGATTGGCAATATGCTGGTCAATAAGTTAACTCAGCCAAAGGCTGACCGGTCCCATACGGACTCCGCACAAGCTAACACGTATGGATGGGGTGGCGCTAAGACTGTAACCGGTCAAGGGTACCCTCTAGCCGTGACATATGGCCGTATGAAGAGCGCCGGGCTCCTTTTATCACGTCACATTATCAGTGATGGCGAAAAGCAGTACCTCAACCTTTTATATTGTGCCGGTGAAGGTGAGTTATCGAAAATCGAGGATATCCGTATCAATGCTAACCCTGTTAGTAACTACCAGGATGTGCAGGTAGATATCCGACTAGGTACCAATGACCAAACTGTTATCCCTAACTTCAACGATAACTATGCAGACCAAGTACTCAATTACGAATTAAAAACCGGGTGGAGTACGCAACGTGTACAAGGCGACGCGTGCAATGCTATCGAGATAACTATCAGTTTCCCTAATGGCTTGTATTACTCCAATGATACAGGCGGTATGGATGCTACATCTGTTACTCTTGATGCGGAAATCCGGAAAGTCGGTGAGAATGAAGAGTGGCATAAGTTACCGCTCTCTAATCAAAAAGGTATGCAAGCCTTTGTTAAGAAATCCGGAGACGGATGGTCCTTTACTCGTCAAAAGTCTGATGCGGAAATCGCTGAAGGCGACTATAAGGGCAAGGTTACAGAGGCTACTAACACCGCGTTCTATCGAGTGTACCGATTCGATAACCTTGATAAGGCACAGTATGAAGTCCGTGTTCGCTGTTCCAGTAAGGATGGCAGCTCAATCCGATACAGTAATAAGGTGTACTGGAACCAGTTAACGCAGATTATATACGATGATTTCGTGCATCCAGGTAAAGCACTTATTGGTATCAAAGCGTTGGCCACATCTCAGCTTAACGGCTCTGACCCTGAAGTATCTTGGATACAAGAACGCTCCGCCGTGTACGTATTCAACCCTTATCAACAAAAGTACGAAGTCCAACGCGCGGATAATCCGGCATGGGCGGCGTATGATCTACTTCATATGGCTCGTAAGTTCGGAGATGAGTATGTCGTGTTTGGCCAACCTCATGGGCGTATGGACTACGATGCATTTAAAGCCTGGGCCAATAACTGCGATAAGAACGGATTCACCTTTAACTATATCTACGATAGCGCTAGTCGGTTATGGGATGCGCTCAAATATCCGGAAAACGTAGGGCGAGGTAAAGTCATTCCACAGGGAACTAGATTCACATGTGTTAGTGACTATAAGTCAACACCGGTGCAGTTGTTTACTGTGGCCAACATTAAGCAAGGTAGCTTCTCCGAGGAGTTCCAAGGTATTCAGAGCCGTGCCAACTCCGTTGAAATTTCCTTCCTTAATAAGGATAAGGACTATGAACGTGATGTTATCCCCGTGTATGGCGATACCTACGATGAATCTGATACACTTACCAACCCGGCACAAATTGAGCTCATGGGGTGTACTAGCTTAGACCAGGCGTTCAAACATGGTAAGCACTACCTACGATGTAACAAGTACGAGGTGCGTACTGTATCTATTGAAGCTTTCACCGACGCCATAGCGTGTACGATAGGGGATATTATTCTTATCCAACATGACGTACCTGAATGGGGCGAAGGTGGTCGGGTACTATCGGCTACCGGTAGTACTATTACCCTTGATAAGGAAGTAGCTACACTTCCCGGTAAGCAGTACCAACTACTTATTCGTAACAATGCTACTGATGCGGTGACTACGCTTACCGTATTAAGTGTCATCGGGCGGAACGTCACGGTTAAGGAAACGATTGCAGTCGAACCTGGTAGTGTGTATGCGTTTGGTGAGTTAACCAAAGCAGCTAAACCATTTAGGGTGCTAGCTATCACAGAGGGCGGTACAGACCTTACTCGTAAAATACAGTGTATGGAATACTATCCAGAAGTGTATACGAGCGATGATGGCTCTGTTCCTGTTATCGACTATAAGTCTGAGGTTGCTAGCGACATCGAGGATATAGGCCTCGTAAGTGATGTATATGGTGCGAATGGCATTATGTACTCACGAATCGCCGTCCGTTGGCAACTGCCTCGTGATGGCAAGATAACTAACGTAGTAGTTAACTATCGGAACGCTAAAAGTGATACCTGGAAATACGTGGGGAACTTCCCCGCATCACCTAATAGCACAGAGATATCCGATGTACTATTAGGCGCTACCTATGAGGTTAAGGTGCAAGCGATTAACGATTTAGGGCAACTCACTACAGGGGTTACTAAGGAAATCGTGATTCCTAAGATGCAAGCACCTGGTGATGTGCAGAACCTACATGTTATTAGTCGCTACAACCTAACCGCCGATAAAAGCGTGTACTATGACCTTCAAGTGATGTTCGAACCACCGGCTAATCCTGGTAACTTTGACAGTGCTGAGGTGTGGTACAAGCTAAAATCTAAGAATGGCCAAATCGTAACGGGGCAAGATTGGCAGTACGCGGGCAGTAGCAGCAGCCAGGTTATCATCAAAGCATTAGGCCCTGGCGAAGAGTACGAGGTTAAGGCCGTAGCCGTGGATAGATTCGGTAATCGTTCCGATACTGCTCAGGTAGTTGACGTCGTAGTCAAGGCGATGGACGAAGTACCGGATATGCCTAAAAACTTTACGGTAGCCTTTAAGGATCACGCCACCGCATCATGGAACGATGTATTAAACGCTGACGTGGACTATTATGAACTGCGTACCGATAATGACCCAGGGAAGGATACCAACGCTCTCCTTGCAAAGGTAAAAGGTACATCCGCTAACTTACCCCTTACGAAACGAAGTGGCACGGTGTACTTGTACGCACGAAGTACGCTAGGCAAATACTCAACGCCCGCAACGTATTCGTATAACTTGCCACAGTTAGCGGCGCCTACGTTTGAGGTTAAGGACCAACTCGGAGGGTTCAGCCTTTACTTTGGGGCAAAGCCACCACAGGCCTATGTTATCCGTTGCCACGTTATTGGTGATGATCGTACGGACGATTTAGAGACAACGTCTAGCATGCTCACCTACTCAAATAAAGCCGGGGTATATCGTGTGCGGTGTGAATATGTCGACGTGTTCGGTAGTAGTTTAGTAACCGAAAAGTCGGTCACTATTAAGGATAGAGTTGATAAGAGCCTTCTTGATGCGGAAGCATTAGGGCTAAAAGCAATGGACGAATCGATTCAAGCTATGAGTTCCGAAGTCGGAACAATGAAAACATCCATTAATGGGTTTGAATCTAAATTGGTTCAACTTGATAAGGGTATTACCCAAAAGGTAACTGACCTTAATAAGAACCTATCCGGACAAATTACTACGTTGTCCAATGGTATTGACCTTAGGGTGACACAAGCCATCGGTAATATGAGTGGCAAGGATATTGTTAGCCGGATTAACTTATCTCCAGAAGGTACACGAATTGACGGCAAGATATTACATGTAACTGGCCAAGCACTGTTCGATAATAACATCATTACCGAGGGTATGCTCCAGGCTAACTCGGTAAGCGCTGATAAGATACAAGCTTTATCCATTAGTAGCGATAAGCTCCAAGCGGATAGCGTTACCGCCGATAAGTTAAAGGTTAATAGCCTTGACGCTATCACGGCTACTATCGGCACTCTTCGGACTAAAACAAGTGGCGCTCGGGTTGAGATATCCGATAATTTAATTCGAGTATTTGATGAAAACAATGTATTGAGAGTGAGGTTAGGGGTGTTTAGATGATAATTCTAATAATCTTAATTCTGCTACTATTAGCGATGGCGGTTGTAGTACTACTAATAAGGAGAAAACATAAAATGCCACAGGGGATTGAAATATATAACGAATATGGAGAAAAAATACTGTCTACTGATGCGAGGTTGACTCGCTCGTTAATGTGCGTCCCTTGCACATCGTGGACTGGGTCAGCAAAAGTAATAGGTAAACAAAAGGATACAACTATATACGTCATTCCTTTTGTATCCGTATCTTATAAGGGGGCCTTCCCGACAACTAAATTTATCAAAACTTGGATTAATCAAGATACGGTGTACTGGGAATATACACGGATTAATAACCATTTCTTTGATAACGATACATTGGCTATTGTGTTATTTATAGGAGAGTACTAATATGGGGGCTACTTATCTCGAAGTCAATAATGACAAAAATCAAATCATCATTAACGATGAGTACAGAAATTTTAAATTGCACAGCGTTGTGCCAAAAGTTGTTAGCCTATTTTTCAACACACGTGTTGCGGCTGATGATAGCGGAAGAATGTATTTGAACTTTATAAAGCCTATTAATGAAGATTGTGTTATCGCCTCAGCATTTGCGCGTCAAGTGTGTATGGTATACCCGCATTATAGAATGCATACACACCCTCAAGCATTGTCGCCAGAATCGTCGGGGGTTGATTGTTATTTATTTGATAACTATACATCTCGGGATACTAATTCTACGGGCAAGATTCGAGCAGGATTGCAGGTATTTAACGAACAGGGGCAAACGTTATTTGATTCAGATTATCCCGCTTTGCGCCTATTAGATTATATCGATATTGATATAAATGACTGTAAGCCTTGGCAAGACCCAAAGGACGATCGTTATCTAAAGTTTGGTAATGATATATTGTCTCGTTCATACAATGTTCATTCTATTGCAGTTTGCTTGCTCAACTCCCCTCCATCTCCTTTTGGCCCATCGGACGGCGTGTATTCAGCGGAATACCTTGGTTATGGCGTATCTATCAAAGGCGGAAACACATTGACCCTAGGAGCTACATGGCAAACAGATATAACGACCAAAGATGCATTAGCAGATGCTGGCGTTGATTCGCGCCTAAGGTTGCTAGTTGCCGACGTAAGTAATCTTAGGAAATCGTAATTTGATATATGAATGAGAGGCACATCTTATGATTGAACAAGACATCACATTGTACGCAGGACAGGACTTTGGTATGACATACATCGTGCCACCTGGCTCCGATATGGACCTAAGTCAATATGAGGCCGTCTGCAAAATTCGTAAACGGCCCTATGATGATATGAAATTAGAGTTAACGCCTGTGGTACAGTCTAAACAGGTAGGGTTCTTCATTAGTGGAAAGGATTCCGCTAAGGCCCATTTAAAGGGTGGCGATTACCTGTACGACGCTTTTATCTACAATGATACTAAGTGGATAAAACTTGGACAGGGAACCGTAACCATCGTTCCAGATATTTCAATGCACAAGTAAGGAGGTACTTTGTATGGAAAACGAATTAATTTTAAAACTCGATAAGGAAACCACAATTCCGCTTATCGAGGGCCTAGGTAAAAGCGCCTATGCTATTGCGGTGGCTCATGGGTTCAGAGGTACTGAACAAGAATGGCTCAATAGCTTACAAGGGGTACAAGGTCCTCAAGGTGAACCTGGACCGAAAGGTGACCCATTCCGCTATGAGGATTTCACCGCCGAACAGTTAGAGGCATTAAAAGGTCCTAAAGGTGAGGACGGGCTAAGTGCGTTTAATATCGCTCAGCTAAACGGATTTCAAGGTACATATGTTGAGTGGCTAAAATCGTTAAAAGGAAAAGACGGACGAGACGGCGCAAGTGCTACGGCCGACAACGCTCATCAGTTGTTGCTGCAAGGTAACGTATGGTGTGAAAGTGCTAGCGTTGACGATGTGCTCACCGCTTTAATCGGTAATATGGGGAAACCGTTCCCTCGGACTGAATTTAAGGCGTTGACTATTCCTAGTGTCATTCAAGGTCAACAAGTGGTAGTAGTAACGGGTGAGCCTCATTACAGTGTTAAGGTAGTCGGTAATGATACACCTTTCACGCTAGACAGTACTGGGGCCTGTACTATTACAATTCCGCCTCTAGGCGAAGATGATATCAAACTCACCTATCACAATTTCACAGGTGCAAAAGTTGCAGAATACAAAGTTTCTGGCGTTAAAACTGGTGCAGATGCTGATGCAGAATATACTGAAAATGGCATTGTATATAAACTATTTGGCACAACTTTGAAAATGAACATTACAAATAATACAGTTAGCGGTAATTTCAAGGATAACCCTAAGAATTGGAATGTTACGCAAAAGGTGATTTATGCAAATAAGCCGACAATGCTTGATTTGGGTGATAACTGGAATACATATGGTCCTTACTATGTAGAAACGCCTGAAAACGTAACGTTTAAAGGGATTAACAACAATATGCGGCTAACCATAGCTACATCAACACGGGGGACCACAACGATGGCCTTTAAGCAGAATACCATTAAGTGGAATGCGGCTAACCATAGCTACAGCAACACAGGGGACTACAACGCTGACCATTTATAATTAACTAACATGGGGGGAACACATGCAAGAATTAACTGATTTCATGAGCGAGGCTTGGCGGACGTTGACGGATTCGTTTGTGCTTAAGGCCTCGGGTATGTTCTCCCTTCTTAACTATCACACTTAGGGGGAATGAATGGATATATTGAACGACATTTTAGTAATGCTTATTAGCGGTGTGTCACATGAGCATATAGTCAGTATGGGCGTTATTATCATACTAACTACCGTACTGCTATTCATTGACGCAGCGCAACGCATTACGACGGAGGTGCTTAGGTACAACAAGGATAATCACAGGAACAATACGCCTATATCCTTACTTACAACGCTCGCATGGTATGGATGGGGGAAGGGTGGATATGTTGATGCTACTACAGGGCTGAAACGTAGGTACCTTATGAGTGAACGCTTACGATCCGATTTACTAAAGAAATTATGCGTCCAGTACCCCGCGTGGATGGTCTTATCGGTAGTATTTGAATCACTACCGGATATCCCGATTCCGAATACGGAACTATTCCTGGACCATATTTTTTCATTCCTATTCATGCTGATTCCGTTCTTCTCCGAGTGTTGGTCAATTATTGAGAACTTACGTGAAATGGTTGAAGATGACCTCGTCGACTTTGGAAAGGTATTCCATGGCGTACTAGAAATTATCAGAGCATGGAGGGGTAATGGATAAGTTAGCTATCATTAACCGCATCAAGCGGTCATATCAGTCCATCCGAATAGCCGGCATACGGCCAACTGGTGTATTAGCAACGAGGGCATTAGTCCTCGTCATGCTAGTACCGATGATATTAGTCGTTGCCCAGTATGTATTATCAACGATTAAAGGGTATGTATCGCCTGAAGCTAATCAGCTTATCGATAAGGGTATTCTTATTATTGACCACATATTCGTTCCATCGGTGCTTATGTCCATTGTTGGATTATGCGGCATGTTCATCGACAAAGACCATAACGGGATACCGGATAAGTTAGAGGAGCAGAATACACTACCCTTGAGCCGACCTAATATACAACAATTAGCAGATGATATTAACCATGATGAGAGGGGGAAATAAATGTTTAGACAATTAACAATGGACGAGTTAAAGTCCTTAGCACTCGATGCATATGGCCAAATTGAAAAGGCGTATTACCATTGGACCGGCGTCAAAGGTGGTAAGCACTTCAAGGATTACCATATCAACATCGATAGAGAGGGCGCGATGTGGACAGATATGGAGGCCTTAACAGATTATAAGGAACATACCTACATGCGGAATAGTAACGCCGTAGGCATAGCTATTGAGGCATGTTGGGATGCGGTTAGTGAAAACAATTTAGGTAGCGAACCACCAACAAAAGCGCAGTTGGTTACGATGACACAAATTATGGCAGTGCTCGCCATCAATGCAGGTGTACCACTTGACATACAACATCAAATGACCCACGCAGAGGCGGCCGATAATAAGGACGGCCTAGACCTCTATTATCTAGATCCGACGGGATACCCTAATAATACTTATGGCCCAGACTCCAACGTTGATCGATGGGACCTCTTAGTGTGCCATGCAGGTGATGAACGATGGAGCGGTGGGGACTGGTTACGTGGCACCGCTCGATGGTGGGGCGCTCAGTGGGGCAGTATTATTTAGGAAGGAGTTACTATGTATGAAAAAATTAAAACTATGGTGGCCAAGTATCCTCGCCACTATTATATTATCGGCGTTCTTATCGTGCTCCTCTGTGTTTGCGCAGGATATATCCTCTACCAACCAAGCGGAGCCGACTATCACCGTGCCGTTGACGCAGTGGAACGAATTGAAAGCCAACAACGCGAAAGCGTTAAGCTTAATCGAGACATCCAGTATTCCATTGACCGAAGCTCAAAGCTTAGTCATGAAGCAAAAGGAAGAATTGAACGAAGCGCACAATACAATCAACAAATTGGAGGGCGAATTAGCCAAAGCCAAGGAAACCTCAGTGAAGCAAGAAGCTACCTTGAGCGAAATGCAGAGCTCTTTAGACATATTGAAAGAGAAAGTCGAGAAAGACAATCAAACAATCAAGCGACTCAAGATGCAACGCAACCTATCTCAGATGGTAGGAGCGGGGGCAATCATTGGAGTGGTAATTCATTGATAGAGAGGTGATCCGTACATCTCCTTACCATGTGAAGGTGGACACATGGATTGATTTCAAAAGATTATCAAAAGAATGACAAAAGATTAAAAGAGCCTACTAACTTAGATAATATCTAAATTAGTAGGCTCTTTTTTTTATTAAAATCAAAAGAAAATGCTTGATTTTATACCCTATATAGGGTATAATAAAGGTGTAGAAAGGAGGTGATAAAAGTGGACATAATAAAAGAGCTAACAAGCTTAGTAAATGAGTTAACGCTACTGACACTAGCAATCATCATTTTAAAACTTGTTAGCAAAGACTAAAAAGCAGGCGGGTGAAAGCCCCGCCACCTTCCAACATCATTGTAAATCAACGAGGTGAATTATGCAATATTTAGAATGGCTGATTAATATAGTAACCATTATTATTTTGATATTAGTAATTAAACGTTTAGTTAGAAGGTGATGAAATTGAAATTTGAACTAGATGATATTATGACAACACAGGAGGCTGCAGAGCGTTGGAATGTTACTGCTGATTCATTGAAACAGAATTGTAGAGGTCGTGTAAAGAATGGATTTAAAGAGGGCGAGTTTAAGAAGTCTGGGAAAATGTGGCTAGTTACACGGCAAGGTATGGAAAGGTTATACGGAAAAGAATCCGCTTTAAGTAGTGTAATAAAAAGCGTGTCAGACGATCATTAGACCTCTAAATCTCTGTAAAATTTGTAACGGTTGCTCAACTGTTGCTCAACTTTTGTCGCACTAAAACGCAAATAGTTGTTGAATTATCAATGCTTTTATAATATGATTCATATGTAAGGGATATATATGAATACAAAGAGGCATCGGCCAGTAGTGGTCGATGCCTCTTTTATA